GGCGTTGAAAGTATCAGACCTTCATTATTTGATTTTGATGTAGATGAAATATTAAAAAACATTGATACAGAAAGGTTTGAAGACTTAGATTTAAGCGGTATTGATATACCATCTATAGCGCCAGCAATACAGCAACCTATTACTCCTATTGTTCAAGAACCAACAATACCAGTAATGCCACAAGTTCCTGTTATGCCTAGAGTGCCAGTTATGCCTGAAGTACCAGTCATGCCTCAAGCTCAAATTTTTAAAGAACCAATCCCGTTTGTTCCAGAAATACAAAACATACCCATGAACTTTACTGGATTACCACAAATGCCAGTCATACCAAATATTCCAGTTATTCCTGAGTTATCAATCGTGCCACAACCGATAGTGCCACAACCCATTCAGCCAATGAATTTTACTAGATTATCCAACTTACCAGTTTCTAATTTTGTCCAGCCTAGCGTTGAAGATATTGTATCTCCAATCAGTAGAGGCAGAACATTACCACAAACACCAAGAGGATTATTTAGTTTATAAATGTCAGTCACACACGAAGAAGTAGTTAAAGCAGCAGAAGCCGAAAGAATTTTAAATTCTGATGTCTTTAAAGAAGCAATAGAAAGTCTTAAAAACGAATACATAACTCATTGGTTAAACTCTCGCGGCATTGATGATGTTGCAGTTAGAGAAGACTTCCACAGATCTTTATTACTTCTTCCCGAAGTAGAAAGACACTTACGCATCATGGCTGAGAAAGGCAAACTCACAAAAGCCAACATAAACAAAATTCGTAACATAGCCTAAAACTTTCCCTTTTATACATTCTTGATATAAAATATCCCTAAATACAAAATAGGAGTATTTTATGAGCAATAACGGAAAACCGACTGCTTTACAAACCGAAGGTCAAAAGGCAACCTCAGCGTTTGAAAGTTTCTTAGCCCCTGAAGAGGACACGCAAGAAGAAGCAGTCATAGAGGAAGCTGAAGAGAGCATCGAACCAGAAGTTGATGACTTTGACGAACAAGACGAAGAGCTTGTCGATGAAGAAGAACTCGAATTTGATGATGAAGAAGATGGTGAAGAAGAAACGGAAGTTGAAGAGGTAGAAGAGCAACCCGTCTATAGAGTCACAGTTGATGGCTCAGAGATAGAGGTCACGCAGGACGAACTCATTAATGGTTATTCACGCCAACAAGATTATACGAGGAAGACACAGGAACTTGCCAATCAAAGAAAAACGATTGAGCAACAAGCCCAAGAACTTGCTCAAAGAGATGCGATTTACGCACAGTTGTTACCGAAGATGGAAGCCCAATTAAAGGGTGAATTGGTAAACGAACCAGATTGGGATAGTTTATACAATGATGATCCGATAGCATTTGTACGCGAAAAACAACTCTGGGATGAAAAGAAAGAAAAGTTGAAGGCTGCTGAAGCTGAAAACGCAAGACTCCAACAAGAGTCATACGCGCAACAGCAACAACTAATTGCACAACAAGTGCAAGAAGGCCAACAAAAAATTCTTGAAATCATACCAGAATGGAAAAATGCAGAAGTTGCTCAACAAGAGAAACTAGCAATTCGCGACTATGGTATTAATGTCTTGGGGTATGCACCTCAAGAAATGGATGCAATTTATGACTATCGTGCTTTGCTTGGTTTAAGAAATGCATGGTTAAACTCTAAAACAGTTGAAGCCACGAAGAAGAAACCAACACAAAAAGCACCTGCAAGAGTAGCCCGACCTGGAACGACCAGTAGAAAGAAATCGGTAGCACCAGCGAAAAGAGCAAAACAGGTTTTAGCTAAATCTGGAAAAGTCCAAGATGCAGCTAAAGTTTTTGAACAATTTTTAAAATAATTTTATAGGTAAATATAATGGCTAAAGTAACAAACGCATTTGATACATATACAGCGACTTCAGACAGAGAAGATTTAAGTAATATCATTTACAACATCTCTCCAATGCAAACTCCGTTTATGTCATCAATTGGAAAAAGAAGTATTAACAATGTTGTCTTTGATTGGCAAACAGAAGTATTAGCAACTCCAGTTGCTACAGGTGAACTAGAAGGTTTTGAACTTTCAAGATCAGCTTCTGTTGCAACCACTCGAGTTAGCAATGTTGCTATGATTTCAAAAAGAGATGCAACTGTATCAGGCTCACAAGAGTCTTCAGACCCTGCTGGTAAGAGATCAGAAATGGCTCACCAACTAGCTATCATGTCTAAAGCTCTCAAGAGAGATATGGAAGAAGCTCTTTGTCAAAAAGGTGCTAAAACAACTGGCGATGCTTCAACAGCTCGTGTAACTGGTGGTTTCGAGTCTTGGATTACATCCAACGATTCAAGAGGATCTGGCGGTGCATCAACTGGTGGCGGAGCTGCTCCAACTGACGGAACTCAAAGAGATCTAACAGAAACTTTATTAAAAGATGTTTTACAACTTTGCTTTGAAAATGGTGGTGAACCATCATTAGCTATTTGTGGCCCACATAACAAACAAGTTATTTCTGGTTTCACAGGTAGAACTCAAGCAAGACAAATGATTGATGCAAACACAGTTGAAGCATCAGTATCTATCTACTCTTCTGACTTTGGTGAACTGAAAATCGTTCCATCAAATAGATCAAGAGAAAGATCTTTACTGTTGGTTGATCCTGAATATGCAAAAGTATCTTACTTGCGTGATTTCAAAACAGTTGACATTGCTACAATAGGCGATGCTATGACAAAAATGATCGTTGTTGAGTATGGATTGGAAGTATCCAACGAAGCCGCTCATGGTGTTGTTGCTGACCTTAATGTAAGTTAAGTTCTCGGTTAAGAACCTTAAAGGGATGTTTCGGCATCCCTTTTTTTTGTGGTAAAATTCTTGCATGGCTAAAAGAACTGTTATAGATCATAAGACTGGTTTTACTAACGAATTTATTACTGAAGGCGGTAAAGATATTTACCATACTACCCAAGACATAAATCCAGTAATCGAACATTGTAAAAACATTGCAGAGAACGTTAAGCCAGGTAAAGATCTTCGCCATGTGGCAGAAGTACCATTGGTTGTATATCAAAGAGCTTGTCGAGAAGGCTGGGCTAATGATATGAACGCATGGAAAAGATGGTTAAATAACTCAGACAATAAAGTCTTTAGAACATGGCAAGGTAAACTATGACATACGCAGAATTAAAATCTAACATTGCAAACTTTTTAAATCGTTCTGATTTAACAGATGTAATTGACACATTTATTGATAGCACAGAATCAGAATTTAACCGCAGATTAAGGGTTAAGGGCATGATTAAAAGAGCTACTGCAACACTGGATTCACAATACATTTCAGTACCAACTGATTGGTTAGAGGCTATAAACATACAAATTGATAGCGGTGATTTTTCTCCATTATTTCAACAATCCATAGAATCATTGGATGTATACAGAAAATCTAATGACAATGTAACAGGTCAACCTATTTACTTTGCATTGGTAGATGATTCAATTGAATTTGCACCTACCCCAGACGGAAGTTATACAGTACAATTAACCTACTACGGAAAGATAGATGCGTTAAGCGATTCTAATACGAGTAACTTTTTATCCACAGGATATCCAGATACTTACCTTTACGGATCATTAAAACACGCTTCTATCTATTTAATGGAAGATGAACGAGTGCCACTATTTACAGCACAGTTCGAGAAAGCTCTAGAAGAAATGAGACTAGAGCAAGAAAAAGCTGAGTTTGCAAAAGGTTCTTTAATGCAAAGAAGAAGAACATATGGCAAACGCAGAAAAGATATTTATTATTTTGGTAATAATTAGGAGTATAAAAAATGGCTGGATTTAGTGATTATTTAGAAGACAAGGTACTTGACCATGTATTTGGCGGTACTGCTTATACAGCACCAGGAACATTGTATGTTGCTTTGTATACAGTAGCACCTGACGATACTGGTGGTGGTACTGAAGTAACAGGTGGATCTTATGCAAGACAAACATCTACTTTTACTGTCTCAGGCACAGACCCTACAACAGCGACAAACGCAGCAGCAATCGAATACCCAACAGCTACAGCCGATTACGGAACTGTGGTTGCAGTTGGTATTTTAGATGCATTAACTAGTGGTAACTTACTTGCATACGCAGATTTAACTACTTCAAAAACTGTATCAACAGGAGATGTATTCAGATTTGATGCTGGTGATTTAGACATCACATTAGCTTAATACCATGGCCTCAGTAGGCTACGGGTTATACACATACGGGAAGTCCGACTATGGAACTCCCGTTTATCATTTTGGTGTAGCCACATCCGCCCAAACATCAGGCTTTACTGCTGAATCATCAGTTATACGCCATGGCGTGGCTACCATACCGGGCGTTTCTGACTTTGATTCAGTCGGTACAATTATTAAATTAGGGTCATCCACCCTTGCACAAACCTCAAACTTTACTGGTAATGGTGAGGTTGTTAAGTTCGGTGCATCAGTTATATCCGCAGTTTCAGGCGGTTCATCTATAGGTCGACAAATAGATCGTGGATCAGCGACTATAGCCGAGACATCTGGAATGTCTGCAACTGGTAGACAAATAGACAGAGGTGTTGCGACCATTGCGGCAGTATCAGACTTTAGTGCAGTAGGTACGCAAATCGACAGAGGTTCTGCAACCATAGCCTCAACCAGTGGCATGACATCTGCTGGTGTATTAATTAAATTAGGATCTTCAACATTACCAGAAACATCTGGTATGACGGGTACAGGAAGACAAATAGATCGTGGTGTTTCTTCTATAGCAGCTATCTCTGATATGACTGGTACAGGTCGATTTACTATCAGTGCAAATGCAACCTTACCAGCAGTCTCAGATTTTGAGGCGATTGGTAGACAAATTGATCGTGGTTCAGCAACCATTCAACAAACAAGTGGTTTTTCTGCTGTTGGTGGTTTAAAATGGAATGACATTATAGTTCCAGCAGAAACATGGACAGATCAAACTGCACCTAGCGGTACATGGACAGAAGAATCTGTACCACCTTCAGACTGGACAACATTAGGCAAACAAGACGCAGCTTAAAGGAATTTTTTTATGGCAGATACATTTACTACTAATTTAAACCTTACTAAACCAGAGGTTGGTGCATCCACCGATACCTGGGGAACTAAGTTAAACAATGATTTAGATGACCTAGATGCAATCTTTAGTTCTACTGGTACATCGGTAGCAATTAACCTAGACGGAGCAGTCATTGATAGCTCTGTTATTGGTGGCACTACTCCAGCAGCAGGATCGTTTACAACTTTAACCGCATCAAGCAATTTATCAGTCGATGGCGGAACTATCAAGCTTGATGGTAATTATCCTGTAGGTACAGGTAATGTAGCTTTAGGTGATTCTGCTTTAGATGATGGCTCTTTAAGTGGTGATAATAATGTAGCTATGGGTAATGTAGCATTAACAGCAAACACCACAGGTACAAGCAATGTTGGACTTGGTGCTAATGCTTTAAATACAAACACCACAGGAAATAGTAATACTGCGGTTGGAAGAAATGCTTTAGAAAATAATAACGCATCAGATAATGTCGCTATTGGTGTAAACGCATTACAAGCAAACACCACAG